GTTATTTTACAGACCACAGGAGCATTCACATCGAGACTCTGAATCGATTCGAGCTTGTTCAGCCCAGCAGAGATGACGATCGGCTTCTGATTCGCTCTCTGTCTGTAGATCGAATACTGATGCCCATTCAGAGTCAGATCAGACGCTCCTTCTGCGAGTCTGCTCCATCCCTTGAATCTGAATGCTCCGAGAATGTCCCACGAAGTCACTTTCTCAGTGACAGATGGACTTCCCTGATTCTGTCCCAGCTCGACAGGATTTCCGTTCCTGTCGATGTAGACCATACAAATATGCGAATAAGGATGGGACGATCCTCTGTCAAATATCGCCCAGTCTCCCACTCTCAGATCAGCTGCGTTCGTGATGAAGTCGAAGTACTTACTGTATCCGTACTTCTCTCTCAATCTCCAAAGATCGCAGACGTACCCAGTCAGAGAGCAATATGTCGAGACATCTAGCTTGAAGTATTTCACGAAAGCATCGAAGTAGTCCCAGCATTGATACGGATTCTGTTTCGGATAATTGTCAGAGTCGAAACTCTTCCCGATCGTTTGATTTCTCCATGCTTGCGGAGTCATATTCTATCCCTCATCGAAAAAAGAGAACGGATTATCCGTTCCCTTCTTTTGATTCTTCCGCTTCGTCAAACTGATAGAATTTGACTTCACCTGTGTTCTTCGCTCTGACGACCAGCTGCTGAAGCGCACCGACTGTCAGTCCATCGAGATCGACGTATGTCTTTCTCTTGAAGTCCACTGCATCGACATCCTTTCCAGCTCCGATTCTCTGGAATACATAGTCGGGATAAACTTCCGAAATCTTGAATGATGCCATAAGTCTTCTTCCTCTCTTTCTAAATTGAAAAAGGCACTTTTCAGTGCCTGTGATGCTGATGAATTAAATGCTGATTTAACGCTTAGTTATCTCCACACATTGGAATCCGGCATGTAAAGCAATGTCGCATAGTAAGTCACGTTTGAAACAGAACCCGAAGCAAGTTTACGAACCATCCACTGCGGTTCGCCGTTTTCGTTATATTTCCACCCCGTAACAATGCATTCTTGTTTGTCTGAACGCAGTCCGACAATAACACGGGAATATCCGTCTTTTGGTGGAAACGCTGTGTTCATGTTCCAAACATCCGATGTGTTGTTTTGGTTAACCACCCGCTGAACGTTTTTGAACAGTATTACACTCGAATTTAATGCACTAACTGCTCCGGTGATTGTTCCATCACCTACCGCAGAAATATCTGTATCGCCAATCTCTGTATCAACGCCATCAATGCGTGTATTTGTTTCATCAATCTGAAGCTGAAGATTTCCAGCGGCATCTTCAGAAAGTTGGTCTTTCATGTGGTCGTACCACGTTTCAAATTCGGCTTGCATCTGAGATACGATCTGATCCATTGGGACTCCTTCGACTGTCGATGTTACCCATCCACAAACTGAATCATCAGAACGTGTGTCTGTGATATCGTTTGTGAGAATCTGAGTCGCTCCCGCGCTGACGTAAATCTGAGCGAGTACAATCTCATACAGTCCTCCGGTTCGTGTCGGCTCTGTCGGCTGCGGATTGTTTCCTGAATAGTCTCCTTTGACATATTCTGTCGTTATCATTCTATTTGTTGTGTCGAGTCGTACAACGATAGTATCGATTCGCGGATATACTCCGGAAGCGGGATCAAGAGTGAAAGTCTGTGACTGTTCAAAAAATCTCACTTTGCCATTGATATTCGCATATCCTGACGCGACATTCACAGCCATTCCTGAATCTGCTGTGACTTGCAGTTCTCCATTAAAAACTCCAGTTGTAAAGAATTTATTCAGCCATTCTGAGAAAGAGTCCGCGTCATAGACTCGATCTCCATTGATGCTGTTAAAAAAAAGACCATACTGATCAGCCATTGTTCTCGCTCCAATCTATCGTGCTAGGCAGAGGATTTCCGAATATAGGAGAAACTTTCATTGCTCCGTATTCATAAATCTCAGTAATCTCAGTCATTCGTAAATCAATCGACAAGTCCCAATTCTCCTTGCGGATGACAACGATGTCTCCGAGATCATAGTTCGTTTTGTATTTGAAATTCGAATTCGCATCTGTAACGCATTCAACGGACGCTGAGAGAGCGTCTTTTTCGAGTTCATTATTTCCGCGCTGAATGAGTGCAGCTTCATACTGTGCATCTGTCAGATTCTCTTTTGTGACATCAGTCGCGCTGAGAAATACTTCGCGTCTCTCGAGTCCTGTGAGAGTATCGTCTCCCGCGATGACGATTGTTCTTTCGCTTCCTTCTCCCTGTCCTCCGACATAGCAGACATTTTTCAGCAGCTGATCGTTCAGTGTGTATTTCGCCTGTTGAATGTTGTTATATCCTTCACTGAAAACAACACGATTCCGATCAATCTGATTGAATGTCCGATCAAGTCCTTTGTACAGTTCGAACGTAATTGTCCGCTCATTGAAATTCGGACGGAAACGGAAGCCGATATTCGCATATCGCGCGAGTTTCGTCTCATAGTCTAGGAGATTCTTATAAGTAGCCTGAAATGAGACTCTCTCTGTATATCCTTTGAGTTCTCCTAACTGTACGAGCGGAATCGGGACTGCGTTTGAGAGAATTTCTCGCATCGCTGTCTCGACAAGTCCGTTCTGAATGTTGTAAGTCGGACGAATCAATCTCCGCGACATATAAGACTCGAGGAATCGTCCTTTCGCTGTGATTTCATTCTTGAGATCGTTCTGCTGAATGATGAGAGATTCAATCACTCCCGCTTCAGCTGCTCCTTTGATCCATACAAGATTTCCTCTCTGAAGAAGACTCTGATTGTTTTGTGTAACTGGACAGTACAGTTCAAAGTTTCCCGCTTCGAAATATTTACGATTCCATAGGACGCTCGTCTGATTTTCAATCAGTCCTTGGAATTCCATTCTCGGATTATAGATTCGCAGTTCCATATATCACGCTCCCGCGAATTTTAGCCGATATGAAATTCTGACAGACATCGCATCTTCTCCAACATCCGCAAGATAGCCGATATTGTTTGATCCTCGCATCAACTGAATGAAGACAGAATCTTCTGTGATGTACTGATTGACTTCTGTTGTGACTCCTTCGTGCGTCAGATAAACATGCTTGTCATTGTCAGATGTCGTGATCCTGACCTGATCGCCCGCTACCATATAGAACGGAATCGCATCCGATCCAAGTGTCATCGCTTCATTAGATTCGACTCTGATTACACTCGGATTTGTTACGTTGCCCGAAGCAAAGATGACAATGTCCATCCCGACTCCGTCTTCTGCTTGTTCATTGATAATGTTTTGAATTCGCTGAAGTGAACGATATCCAAATTCTTCTCCTCCGACAGGAAATTGATGTTGAAACTCAAAGTTTCCAACCCACTCAGCGAGCATGACAGTGACATCAGACATCGCATAAAAGAATGGATCAGGACACAGGAGAGAGACTGTGTATGTCCTCGCTCCATATTCTCCAGTCGAGTTCACAGACTCCACATAATATTTGATCTGTCTTTCGTTCGTCTCCTCTTTGAAAACAAGTCTTCCCTCTTGTCCTGACTTGAACAGAGCATCGAGGAGATTTCGGTTATAAACGTGATTGGCATTGTCTTTCAGTGTCAGCACAATGTTTCGAATCTTTGCGACTGATCCCTGATATGCTCCTCCGTCTGTCATCGTGTTTTCTGAGATTGTGACATTGTTCTCAGCAGAATAACATCCTTCAGCAGAGACGAGAAGAAAGGGAGACAGGCTTGTCTCCCCAAATGTTATCGATACTCCGTCAGTATTTGAGCAAGTAATGCTCCTGTTTACTCTCGCCATATCTTATACTCCATTCATTGACAGAATCATCTGCTGAGTCGAATTTCGAGTCATTCTCGCAATCTCTGAAGGATTCAGAGCCTGAGGCGAATTGTTGATTACTGTCTGATTGAATACGACTCCGCTCATGTCTGCTGATCCGGATGCGAGAGAATATCTATCACTCCCGAGATCGTTTGCATATGCTGAAACTGTTACTCCGCTCAGATCGTTCATCGCGTCCTCTATTGTTCCGATATTCTTTTCTATACCGACAGCGATTCCTTCAGGAATCCATCGTCCAATTCCACGCGCAAACAATTTCGAAGGAGAGCCGATTTCAAGTTTGCTCTTAGCTGCATTAAACGCTGACTGAGCTGCGCTTCTAGCTGCTGAAATAATTGAGCCGACTCCGTTCGAGATTCCACGCGCGATTCCGCTGATAATGTTCGATCCAATTCCCCACCAATCAATATTGGAGAACTGTTCTCTGATTGCACTCACGCAATTCGATACTCCTGATCTGATTTGAGGAATTGCTCGAATAATACCGCTGACGAGATTCGCTATAATCTGCATACCCTGAGAAA